TGCAGGTCGATATAATAACTTAGGTAAATTCTGTGCAAAGTACGATTGTGATCCAAGCAGTCTAGAAGGTCAGACTCGTTATATGATTAATGAGAATATCTTCCAGACACAACTTCCTTATTTTGAAGGTAGTGGGCAGACTGTTAGTTACTATATGAATGCTGCTTATCGTTGGTTGGGATGGGGTATTAAAGGCAACCGTGAGGTTTATGCCTACGAATACGTAAACAAGTTGAAGTATCTGGTATAATGTATACCACCGCGGGAGTTGAGGGGTAGTAGTTCAGTTGGTTAGAACGCTTGCCTGTCACGCAAGAGGTCGTGGGTTCAAGTCCCATCTATCCCGTATTAAATAAGAGAAACAATGTTTAATAATAATCACAAGACTAGAAAAAAAGTAGCAGATGCTCTCTTAAGTGATGTTACTGAATATATTGTTAATGAATATTATGATGAAGTTTCTCTTGTTTATAAAAAAGCCACTCATCGGTTTTTAACAGACAAGATAGGAATCAAGGATGATAATATTCGTGATGAATTGTCTAAGATTATTGTAAATCATTTAATTAGTAGAGGTTGATCTATTATGGCATTAGGTAATCAAGTTAATGAAAGTCTTCAAGAGGCTTCATCAAATCTAAGGAACGCTTTAGCATATGCAGCACGACAAGAACGTCCTATAGTTTGTCACAATATCTCTAAGATTATTTTTGAGTTGGATAATATTGGAAATTTTGACAGTATGATGGATCAGATTGACGAATTGGTTGACAAAAAGACTGATATTTGATATTATATACTATGTTCAAGAGATTGCAAATTCTGTTGTTCTGGACAGGGGTTCGATTCCCCTCACCTCCATCATGGGGGTGCCATGGTCTCGACAGGGCGAAAAGGTTGTGATTGTTGACGGAACAAATAAACAGATGCTAATAACATCGTATCTTTCTCCCGCACTCGCCAACTGGTGACTGCCTAATAGGAGATGGGGTGATAACAGCCTTATAACCCAAATGTTACTGGACAGTGTGAAGCTGTCCTTTTTATTTAAACCTATCAATTATGAAAATTTTTCTAGACACTGCTGAGACAGATTTAATTCGTAAGTATTTTTCTACCGGGTTGATTGACGGAGTAACAACTAATCCAACTCTCATTAGAAAGAGTGGTAGAAATCCCGAAGAAGTCTATCAAGAGATTAAAGATATTGGTGTCCAAGACATCAGTATGGAAGTTATAGGAGACAAGATCAATATGGTCTCTGAAGGTCGTAGACTTTTTAAAAAATTTGGTAAGGTATCTACTATTAAAGTCCCTTGTACTGTAGATGGGCTTAAGGCATGTAGAGAACTTTCTAAAGATCATATTAATGTAAATGTAACTCTTATCTTTAATGCAGCACAAGCAATCCTTGCTGCTAAATCGGGAGCAAAATATGTTTCTCCTTTTGTTGGAAGACTTGATGATAATTCTATTGCTGGATTAGAAGTTGTCCGTTCTATTTCTGATCTTTATTGTAGGCAAGGAGTAAAGGAGACTGAAATTCTTGCTGCTTCTATTAGGGATGTTCATAGAGTAACTAGATCATTTTATAACGGAGCTCATATCGTAACTATGCCTCCTAGCACATTTGAAAAAATGTACAGCCACGTCTTAACAGATGCCGGTCTCGCTCAATTCGACAAAGATTGGGCCGAAGTTCAAACATTTGCTTACTAAGCGTAAGCTTTTCTGCCCGAATAGCTCAGCGGTAGAGCACCTCCTTTGCACGGAGGTTGTCGGGGGGTTCGATCCCCTCTTCGAGCATTGTATACTACATACATAACATAATGATTAATGATTGGCGATATTCTAAAGAACGCCTAGAGCTCAGGGCTAAGTCTCTTGAGATCCTAGGCAAAGCGTTTACATTAAAGCGCGAAGTCTATGAGTTTTGCGACATGTGGATCTCTCAAGGTAGTAATAACTTAGGTAATATTGTCAATGAGTTTATAAGATATATAGAAGACGTAGAGGTACTAAAACAGAATGAAGCGAAAGCACGCAAGAAAAGCAGCGGAGAAGATACTAAAAAAAGCTAAAAAGCACTCAGATTATTATACTGACGGCGAGATAATGTATGCTAGGCTACTCCTTTCTAGATTAAAGAAAGGAAAAACGCAATGTACGAATACAGAATCAAAGAAGTAGCTAAAGTAGTTGACGGCGACACGGTAGACGTAATTCTTGATCTAGGCTTTGGCCTCTATAAAAAAGAACGTTGTAGGATTGCCGGGATAGATACTCCTGAAAAGCGCACTAGAGACAAGGACGAAAAGCTCCTTGGGTTAGACGCGACTGAGTACGCAGAAAACTGGTTCGGCTGTGATCCTAAAGAGATAGAAGTAAGGACTGAAAAAGACGGCAAGTATGGTCGCATGCTTGGCTGGTTCTACAAAGGTGAGGAATGTTTTAACAAAAAAATTGTGGAAGACGGCTTCGCATGGTGTTATGATGGAGGAACCAAAATAGAAAAGGGCAACGAGGCATATGATCAGCTAGTAAAACTAAGAGGATACACATCTTTCTCTGAATACAAAGAATCTAAGTAAATATGAAAAACATTGAAGAGCACATCTCCAAGGACAAAGAGATCCTTGACAATCCCCTGACTTCACCTGACCAGCGGCGTCATATCGAGGGAGAGCTCGAAGAGCTGGAATACTATCATAAAGAACATCCAGAGGACCATAACGATCCTTCTCCTTTAGAGTTATATTGCGAGATGAATCCAGAGACTGACGAGTGTCGGATCTACGAAGATTAAAGAATGAATAATAGGCCCTAGTATGGGGGTCTTTTTTATTATACGGAGAAGACCCTTATGTCAGAAAATAATAGGCCTTCTGTATTTAAATGGCTTACGCTAGGAGTAGGAACATTGGTTGGCGTAGCCCACATCGGCATTTTGGGCTACTTAATAAACCCTGAGCCATCAGTTCCAATGATTAATATTCCTAAGGGTGACTATTCATCTTATACAATTAAAGCGGACAAGGATGGGTACGAGATTGAGTATCGTGCTAATGATCCTAAAGTTCTAGAGTCTAGTAGGTCCATGACACTTGATGCAACCAAGCAAGGCTGGCTCGGTGGAGGAACTGAAAAGAGAACTGAATATCGTCATGATCAATACACCATGGACGGCACACGTAATATGGGAGGTAACGTCTCTGACGAAGCGGGAAAGTTGAATGCAAAAAGCGCAGAGTGCATCGCGGCGGACGCTGGAGCACGATCACAAGGTGCGATGGCAGGAACTAGCATTGCTGCTGGCCTCGCTGTTCCAGCGGTCGCTAACATCCCCTACGTGGGCTGGTTAGCGGGTGGTTGGGCACTGCTTCTAGGACAGAAAGCAGGTTCCGAATTGGGTTCACAAGTTGGTAGTGTATTTAACGACTGTTGATTGTGACGATATAGAAGAATAGTCCATATCATTTTTTCCAAAACTAGAGGAAAGTTGTTATAATGGTAAAAGTTACGGAGTTTATTAAATGAAAGTTAGCATTATTGGCCTTGGGCGCATGAGCGATATGAGGTATAAGTTCGGAGGGCACGATGTAAGATGAACTCTGTTATCCTGTTAGGCTACTTCTTACCTTTAATCGTATTGCTTATAGTCATGAAACTCGCCGTTTGGGTGGCAGCAGTAAATAAAGAGAAGACATATGTCAGAAATAAACCTTTACGAAAACGAGGGCCCTATATGGAAAACCCATATGAGGACGTTGACGAAGAGGATGAAGAATATGGTGATCGCACAGACTATAGATGATGCATTGTACCAGTACTACGTTGTTGAACAGGGTAAACCAATACCTAACTGGAGATACATCAAAGACCAAGATTGCTGGATCGAATACGACTATGACGGAAATGGAACAGCGCACTAGAATGAGATACGCGTTTGCCATGTCTTCGTTCGCTAGAATGTTTACGCCAAACAGTATACCCTTGGAGATGAGACGTATCTGCCAAGAGTGGTCTAAAATCGAAGAACAACCTCCGACCGGAGATTTATATCAAGTTGACCGCTATTTCTTAGAACTTTGGAAAAGAAGAAATGAACCTATTACCACACCTCCTTGAGAATCCTAATGACCCTGTGTGGAGCGTGATTATAACGGTCGCAATGAGTGTCGTGGGCGCGATATATGTGATATACTACATACTAAGTTTGGCGACAAGGGAATTAAACGAGCCCCTTGATAAAGAGCAAGATTTAGATTAAGATTATATAGTATATGTTATAGTGCTATGAATGTATTTGTACTAGACAAAGATCCTGTTAAAGCGGCAGAATATCACTGCGATAAGCATGTCAACAAAATGATTGTTGAGCATCTTCAGATGATGAGCATCGTTGCTGTGATCAATGACCTCGATCCTGCAAAACGAACTAACGGAGAGTTTTACAAGACTAAAGCGTTTCGTAAACATCCTTGTACTATCTGGATGAGCCAGTCGTTTGGCAATTGGGCCTTTGCCTACCATTTGACCGAGGCGTTATGCGTAGAGTTTGAGAAAAGATTCGGCCACCCTCATGGAGGCAAAGATAGTCTTAAGTCTTTGCTCAGGACACGTATTGCTCTGTCTAAGAAACTTCCCCATGATATGACAGAGTTTGCCCAAGCTGTGCCAGATGAGTGTAAGATAGAAGGCAATGCGGTAGCGGCTTATCGTAAATATTACTGTATGCACAAACATGATTTTGCCACCTGGAAAACCGAAGCCCCACATTGGTGGGCACCTGTTATTACCGAAGAATAAACCTTACTGTATAATTGGTGATCTTCATGGCCGAATTGAGACCTTAGAGAAAGTAATCGAAAGGTCCCCTGGGTACCATTTTGTTTTGATAGGGGATAGTATTCACCACAAACTCTTCTTTAAAAGGACCAGGAAAACTTCGCCGGTTCGTACGCTTCAATTCATCAAGAATAAAGTAGTTAGTAACGAAGCAACGCTCATATTAGGAAATAACGAAAACTATATATTAGAGAACTTGGTGTCTCCAGAAGATCAAATCCTCAAGAGAGAAGTCAAGTATACTCTTAAGTGTCTTAGGGAATTAGATTTTGACGAGAGACTAGATATCATATCGTGGCTAGCTCGTTGTCCTCTTACTGTAACTATAGAATCAAAATCTAAGAGATTTAACTTAGGCCACGGCCTGTTCTACAAGGAAGTAAACAAACATAACAGAGATAAGATACTGTCGGGTCCTGGCTTCCCTTGGTGGAAAGACCGGCTTGAAGAGTATTGCCCCATAGAAGAAGATATGTATATCTTTGGCCATTATGGCTATCCTTATATGCGCAAGAACCTACTTATAATAGACGCGACTAACTTTGAGGGAGTGGGCGTCTACTACACCGACCGAGAGGAGTTCTTAATCCACTATTGACAGGAGCGCTTTCTTGGTATATAATAGTAAAAACCGCCCTTGTTTATGTCCAAACTTAATGTCCTGGGTTACGCCACTCTTTCAGATGGGATGAACCAACAGGTGTTCGGAGATTGCGAGCCATCTCCTGTAAGACCTGAAACTATTAAAAGCATCAAGGCTTCGATGGAAAACTTCGGAGTTACGTTCCCTATCGAGAACCCTAAGGCTTTCTTCATGGAAGACTTCAAACTACCGGAGCTGAAAGGAAAGAATATTAAAGAACACTTCGAGAACATCTCTAAGTTGCTTGTATCGGACCAAATCAAGATCATGAAAGATTTTGCTTATTCCGAGCTACCTAAAAAGCCTGGTACAGAATATATCGTTAACACGCCGGGATGGACCAAGTATACTCCAACCAAGACAGGATTTAAGACTACTCATCCAGGAGAGATCGAAGAAAGTATCGCTGTATTTGACTGCGAGACTTTTGTTAAAGGATCAGACTTCTCTCATCCTATCCTGGCCACAGCAGTTACTGATACTGCTTATTATATCTGGATGCATGAGTGCTACGTAGATCCTTCTATTGAGTATTACACGACCCTCGTACCCGTAGGTGATGATAAGATTTTTATTGCTCATAACGTTGCTTATGATAGAGCTCGTTGTTCTGAATCATACGACATCACTAAGAGAAACTATTGGTTTGATACCATGTCTGCCCACATTAATGTGAGTGGACTAGCTTCTGGCCAGCGATGGTGGTACGTACAGAAAGCCGCTAAGAAATCTAGTTATAAAGCCGACCCTATCTGGGCCGAGAAAGGATCTCTTAACGGACTAGTAGATTGTTATAACTTCCACTGCCGACCTATGATCCCTCTGCAACCAGAGGATAAGAAGATCCGAGACGTGTTCGTGGTCAGCGAGACTATGGAACAGATATGTGAACTTCGAAAGGACCTAACTCAATATGCACTGAAAGACGCTGAGATCACTCAAGAGCTTTTCTCTATTGTCATCCTTAAGTATCTTCAAAACAATCCTTCTCTGACTACTCTGCTTGGTCACTTCGGAATCTCATCTGCGTTCCTTCCAGTCGTAGACGATTGGGGTGAGTGGTTTGAAGGTTGTGAAGAGATCTGGCGTAACTCTATCGCTAGACAAGAAGAGATCTTAGGAGAGATGGCTCAAGAGATCTATGATGCCTGGAACCAAGGAGATATTGACGTAGAGTCGGATCCTTGGCTATCTCAGATGGACTGGGAGTGCAACTTCAAACTCACAAAAGCCGGAAAGCCTTCTTCTAAGTGGTACGGGATCCCTAAGTGGTTGAGGAGTGTTTCTGAGATCGTAAAGACAGAGGAAGGAAACAAACTCGTCATCGGTGGTATCTCTACTAAGAATCGTCTATCCCACTTCTTGCTTCGTCTTAAGTGGGATGATAAGCCTATGACTTATTTCACTGATCGTGGCTGGTGCTTCATAAACGAAGACCTCGGAGAATATATCCGAGTCCCCCACCCTAAAGGCGAAGGAGAGAATGTAGGTGGAGTACTCTCTAAAGATTACAATGCCGATTTCGAGTCTGGAATGCTTAGCTCGGATCTACCTCAAGCAAAAGAGCTTATCAAACTAGCTATCAACGTATCTTATTGGACCTCGGTTAGAAGCCGAGTCCGTGAACAAAACGTTGCTAAAGTCAAAAATCCTCTCGGTAAAGAATTCAATCTTATTGTTCCAGCAACAGTCCCTCACAATACTTCTACTAATCGTGCTGGAGAAAATCTCTGGCTCACAGTTCCTGATCCAAAGTATGACAAAATTGGATCCGAGATCAAAACCCGAGTACAAGCTCCTGACGGTTGGGTATTTGTTGAATCAGATTTTGACGCCCAAGAAGCTGTTGTTGCTTCCATCTTTGCTGATTCCTATCACCAAGTGGCCGGGTCAACTCAGTTCTCTCATGCTATCCTCGCAGGATCAAAAGACAACGGAACAGACATGCACTCGATGACTGCTGGAGCTATCGGGATCTCTAGAGCAGTTGCTAAGGGATGTAACTACGGGATGCTTTATGGCTGCGGAGCAAAGACTCTGGCCAACACTATCCGTAAAGGCAATAAGTCCATCCCTATGAAACAAGCTGTGGACATGGGTAAGAAGCTTATTGAGATTAAGAAAGGACGTAAGGCATATCGAGGAATGAGAGAACTTATCGGCGGATCTGACTCATATGCCTATAATGAGATGGCCCGGATTGCCTGTGAAAAAACACCTATTAACCCTCTAAGTGGCACAAAAATGTCAACTGCCTTCCGTCCATCCTCGGTTGGCGACGACTTCTGGACAATGAGGAATAACTGGTGTATTCAGTCCACGGGTAGCGCAATGCTTCATGCATTTATGGCCGCCATGGAATGGCTCATTAAAGACCACAGACTCAATGCTAAGTTTAATATGTCAGTCCATGATAGTATTCTGTATATGTGTCCAAAGGAAGAAGCAGAGACTTTAGCAGCTTTATTCCAGGTCGCTCATGCCTGGTGCTGGGCTTGGATGCGATATAACTATGGGATCTATGAACTTCCCGTGGCAAACGCATGGCTCTCATCTATCGAGATTGATCATATCTTCCGCAAAGCTGCAGACGCTAGTACTAACACAGTATCCCAACAGAAAAAAGAAAATGATGGAAACTCAATTACAATCAAAGACCTCATCCCCGTCTTTAACAAGCTTTGAAGAAATAAATACCTACTTCGAAACGAAGTACGGGCTCTCTCTTTTCATGCAAGAAGAGCCTTACTTAATGGCAGGCAAAAAGCCTCAGTATTGGGTGGGGCTCGTTAGCACCGAGTTTGCTCTATTGAAAGCCAATGGAGACCTTACTACAAAGTATCCTAAGAAAGCTGGTATGACTCTTAATGCAGGTCACAGATGCATAACTCTAAATACCCTTAAAAGAAATATTCATAGAGATAGGATGCTATTTATTAGAGCTTAGCAGTCTAGATCCAATGCATCATCGGTCTTGAAATTAAGAGTCTGAGCAGAATTCTCATCCTCGGCCCCTAGACGTCCTACGTCATTTCTCCAAAGAGCAAAGTCTATATTGAGCTTGAACCATGGCGGATACTTGCCTTTGTTTGATTTATCACATTTCCACACTCTTTGAAGAGTTCCTTGTACCACCTTAGAGTTGTCTATAACAAAAGATCCGTCTGCGGCGATCTTTCTAGCATCACGAGGAGTGAACTTGTAAGTCCCTGACCCGTCTTCTGCATCTCCACAAGTGAGCTCTAAGCTTGTTGATTTAGGACAATTACAGGCTTTTGCATCTTCTACAATATAGCTTTCTGTTGTTTCTGGGCCAGTAACTCTAGACCATACTGCTAGACCAGTGGGTTCTCCGTTTTGGGTCTGTAAGCATTTTCTCGTGGGTAAGAAATCGACAATAGAGATAGGATCAAAAGCGGCACAAGGTTGGGTATAAAATCTACCATCAGATATAGAGACATTAACAGAATAATTTTGTTCATATATAAATTGTGATGCTTCTGTGACTTGAACAAATCTCTCGCTATCTAGCTCAAATCCTGTAGCAAATTCTACTCCTGGTACTTCTGGTACCCATCCTGTCACGGCATCGGCGATTAGGTCTAAGATAGGCAGAGAAAAACTATGCCCCTCTCTTTGGGTCTGCTTCTGAACAAGAGTGACGCTGTATGTCATCTTCCTTGTCCTGATTGTGGGTATATAAGCTCCACCGCCCATCTCGTTAGTTGATGAACCAGAGACATAGCTAACAATAATCATGGCCTGTTCTGCAACTCGACCAGATTGATCTAGCTCTTCGGCTAGTCTCAAGACTACAGCGCTCTGTCCTATAGTGCTATGTACTCTCGTATGTAGCTGGTTCTCTATTTCTAAAAGCATTAGAACTCGCCGCCAGACAGATAATCAGTTAGAACCCACTTCCCGCTGGTGTTATCATATATAAGGAAATCCCCTTTCTCCACATTTCTAGAGAAATTAACGTCTGATAGATCCTGTAGCTTACGAGTAGATTCTAGGGAGATGATATACTTACGAAGCGCATCGGCGTCTTCCTTATGCTTGGTACCATCAGGAAAAATACCTGTCTTATAGCCCGTTAAGTAGCCATAGCAGTTTCCTGAGTCGTTGTTTGTGAGATACATCGCCCCACCACCTTCTCCGGTTGGGTGGTATGGGTTATATCCTTTATAAGAGCTTGTAGACATTAGAAAGTATCCTCAGTAGTTAGACCACCATAATTATCAAATTCTCCATCTGCAGACGGGGTGGTGTTATCTGCAACGAGACCGTCGCCATCTTCAGGGCTATCTGAATCCTCAGTATTCACAAAGCTGGATAGGGATCTTGTAGTCTCAAGGGCTTCAAATAGTACGTTAGAACGCTGATTGCTATCAGATTGAACGTCTTTCATGCCAATAGTCTCTGGCTGGAGAGACTTCTCGCTGTAGCTGTTGAGCACTAGAGACTCTCTATTAGCGTAAGGGAACCGTCTATCATTACTTCCTTCACGTAGCACCCACTTATTAAGCGAGGGGTCAGTGAAGCTCCTTCCTCTCTGATAAGAGCTCTTCGTCATAGAGCAACCAGATCTCCAATAGCGATAGGCTTCTTGCCATTTAAGCCCTGCACTTGGGCTTCCTTTAGATCCCCAGGCCTCTAATTGCTGTAATGCTTTCTCTGCTGCTTCTTGGACTTGGGTCCTAGGGCGGAGTACATCTAGATAAAATCTAGCAATAGTAGCCTGAGTTCTTCTAAACGAGCCAGCTATAAGCACTTTACCCTGAGGCGGAGCACTTTCAATGTAGTTATTTACTAGCTGAGCAGCGTCATTTAACGCGAGCTGGATCTTATCTGCGTCTATCCCGTTTCCGGTAGGGTCTTCAATATTAGATAACTCTACGGCTTCTTGGAATCCAAAAATAGATACAAAGTAATCAACAGTCGCTAGGTTACAATTACTCGCTACCCCGTATATATCTCTTGGAGGCTGAGGTCCTGACATAGCTTATATTATTCTTCTTTTTACTTTAAACAAAAAGGGCCGACCCGAAGGCCAGCCAGTTTGTTAGGTTGTTGATTATAAATCAGACGCAGTTCTTAAGAACGGCACCAGCACCAACTTTACCATTTTCGCCCATGCCGACTAGCTCGAAGGAACGCTCGACAAGGATGTCGCCGGTGAATACACGGCGTTCGATGTTGAAGCGCTCAGGAGTAGCGATAGGATAACCAGCAAGGGTGTAGGTGTATCCAAAAGCAGGGTTACCATAGTTTGCATCCAGAGCAGGAGCGAAACCATCGGTAGCACCAGAAGGCTGATAGAAGAGAACAGCGATATTGCTATAGATGTTCTCAAGTGAACCAGTGGACTGGTTAAGCTTAAGACGACGTGCAACACGAATCTCGTCAAGGCCAAAGATGTTGGCAAGAGTTGCTTCGTTGACAAGAACGCCACGTTGCATGAAGTCTCTGATTCTCTTGTTACGCTTGAGGGCGTTGAAAGCGTCAGGTGAGATAACCATCTTATTAGGATAGGTACCGATCTGAGCGCGAACAGCTTCCTTAGCTTCGTCAATTAGAACCTCAATGTCAGAAGTAGCAGCATTGAACTTGTCTGCACCAGAGGCGCGAGTAGCAAGGTCGAATACGCAGGAAGTCTCATAAGCAGTGTCGTCTTGGACGGCAGTTGCAACATGGATCTCCCAGGATTGCATAAGACGATTTGCAGCGTCCTTAGCAGCATACTGACGAAGGTCAATTTGAGCAGCGCCATTCTTGGCTTCTGCTGCGATTTCCTCAGCAATTTCCCAGCTGATAGCTTCTTGACGGAGCGCGAAGCTTCTGGTTCCGAACTCGTTCTGGATCTTTTGGATATTAGTTCCAGGAGCGCGGAGGAAATTCTGAGCGGCAAAGGCTTCCTTGCCGAATACGAGTGTACGGCCAGCGCGTGTATTCATAGATACAGCCGGACCGAAGAATGTAGCCACGCCTTCGGCGTTTTTGTAGCCTTGGGCGAGTTGCGTAAGAATAGGATCGATTACGCGTACTTGATCTAGATTCATCATGATTTAATATTCTCCTTATTTTATCAAGTCGCGCCTTCAGAACCTAGCTTAACTCTGATAAACTGACCATCTGTAGTACCAGCGGCAGTGTCAAGAGCTCGACCAAGAATGAAGTTTGTACCGCCACCACCAGAAGCAAGAGCTTCTCCGGAGTCGGACGCGTATACGGGGGCATCAACAGCGATTGAACCGGAAGCGGCGTCAACCTCTACAATAACGATTCCTTCTGTTACTACAGAAAGGAGGCCTTGATATGGAAACACTCCAGGCTTAGAAGGAGTGATGGATGGATTGAGTTGACCCTCGTAGACGAGAGTAGATCCATCATTGACTTGATATCCTTTAGCGGTCAATTGACCTTGACCAGGAGCATCAAAAATAGTAACGCCAGAGGCGAAATCGCCATCATTGGCGGGGTATGCACCAGCACGAGTTACGAAACGGTGAGCAGCAATTGTGGCGCTGGTCGATACAGTTTCGACATACTGGTGGTCAAAAGACATATAGCGGGGGTCTGTTGCCATTAGTATTTACCTTAGTTGTTGTTAATAACAAACTTAACAGCTGTTAAGTAATCGCAGTCGTTCTCTTCAGCATAAGATAATGCATCTGCATGAACATTTGCGGTGTTTGGATCGTAAGCGTATCCAGAAGCGTTGGGCTCAACCGACTTCGACTTTTTGGGTGCAGAAGCTGGTGTTGCAAACTCTTCAAACGAGACCATAGATGGTAAGGAATCAAGAACTCCACGTAGGAAGTCAAATTGAGATGCCTTTCCGGTCTCCGAGAAATTCACAGAGTTCTTATTGTTAAGAGTCTCCATGAAACGAACGAGATCGCCCTTAGGAACGACTTGTTCGGTCAACTTACCGGACTCGAAAAGTCCTTCAGCAAACGAAGAAATTTCTTTCTCTCGAGCTAGCTTTCTTTGCTTACCAAGCTCTTCCTCGAGTTCGGCTACACGGGCGTTAAGATTCTCAACGCTCTGATCTCCAATAGCGGATTCGCTATGATCTAGAGATTCTGTAGCCACGGATGCGGCTTCTTCAGCAAGGTCAGCTTTCTCTTCTTTCTTTTCTTCTTTAACCTTTTCGGACGTGTCAGATTTTTTCTCATCCTCATCCTCGTCCTCTTCTTTCTTCTTTTCTTCTTCCGTGTTGTCGCAGCCTTCGCCGCTGTTAACTACTTCCTCAGCGCGATCCTCCTCTTCTTTCTCTTTCTTCTCATCTTCCTTTTCTTTGGCGTTATCAACTACTTCTTCAGCGTGATCAGCCTCTTCCTTTTTCTCTTCGTCATCCTCACCCTTTCCTTCTTTCTCTTCCTCGTGCTTTTTGAGTCCTTCTGGCATTTCGCCATAGGAAGCGCCCTTCTCCATCATGGATCCGGCCTGCTTCTTGAGAGCCAGTGCTTGGAAGAGCTCGTCTTCGTCGTACTCGGCAGCTAGAGAGGCAATTTTCTTGTCGTTATTCTCCATTTCACCAGAGATATCTTCTTCGCCTTCCTCTTTAGCAGGCTCAATGCCTTCTCCCTCTTCATCACCCATACCTTCTTCGGCAGGAGCTTCTTCATCGCCCACACCTTCTTCGGTGGGAGCTTCATCTTCTAGACCCATGTCATCACCTTCACCTTCACCCTCGGGGGCTTCAGATTCGGCTTCAGGGGCCATTTCTACATCTGTTTCTTCGTCAGCAGCATACTCCATTTTATAGTCGGCAGGAGCACCTGTTTCGCTGACTTCATTGCCTGAGTCGTCATAAACGGAGGGTTTGCCTCCGCCAATATTGATATTGACGGTCATTCCGCCCTCGGTATGATCAGCAGTTTGATCGACCGAGACCTCCTTGACTACGTCATTGTTTTTCTTTTTAGTCATAGCAAAGTTGTTTGTTTCTAAGGCTTCTTTAAACGAAATAGTGATGTCCCCCTCTTCGGGAGCCAAGTTAATAATTTTTTCGTTATTAAGTTCACCTTCGGAAAAAGCGGTGAGGCCTTTAACGGCAGGAATTGATACTAGTCCAAGATGGCGAAGTGCTAATTTTCCGGGGTAAGGATTTGTCTCAGCCTCGGGTAAGTAAAACGAGCTACTTACTTTCTTAAACACACCGTCGCGAATTAGTTTTTCAGCTTTAGGAGTAAGTTCAACGTTACCCCATAAAGCCTTACCTTTTCTCCAAAGATTTTTTACCCAACCCAATGCTGGGGTCCCGTCTGTTTGATCATGCCCGATAATAAGAGGGGCCTCGTGGTCACCAGGGACATAAGTCCCGATGACCTGATCCAGATCCTCCTCTGTGAACATCAGCTTTTGCCCAGTGGAGCTGGTCTGAGGACCAGCCCTGAACATCTCTATATGCACAGATTTCTTCTTTTGTTGAGAAGATAAAGGTTCTTTTGAGTTTATAACCTGTTCTTGATTATCAGACATTTTTAATTATCAAACGGTAGTTTGGTTAAGGAGATAGTCGAATCTATCTACGTTTCTAGAGAACGAATCCTGTACCTGAGCAACCTGACCAGCAGGTGTTCTAACCACAGTAACAACTAGACGCTCAAGCGTTGGCGATGTAGCCACATAAGCATCGAGTCTTAATGTTCCATTTTCCAGATCAGCCAGGCTGTTGTTGGCATCAGAGCAAACAACCAGGTATGCCTGTTCTGGTCTTGCGCCAAAGAGCGCACCCTGACGATAAAGTTGGCCCATAACCTGAGAGGCAATAGACTTGGCTCTAGAATAGAGTGTACCAGCGGAATCGATCTGCTCAAAGAGAACATCGTCGAAGCTCCTAGCCATAACGTCTAGAAGGACGTTAAGGATCGCTCTCGTGTTAACAAACTTGAAGAGGGCGTTTGGACTCATTGTTCTAGCACCCCAGGCAACAATTCCTCTATTGGGTAGGCTTCTAATTGGATTGAGGCCTAGAGGGTATGTAACTTCTTGCTGTTGAGCCGTGATATCGAAGCGGAGGCCATTGGCCCCTCTTAGCGGATATCTTGCACCAGCAGGGGCTTGTTGGAATCCTTCGTTAACGTATCTAGAGCAGGCAATACCTGCAATGTACGCGCTAGGAGGAACAAATCTATCAGCACCGTTCTTAATGTAAGGAGCATAGAAAGCACCATGTCCAAAAGGAGCACCGGCTGTAGACTTAACATAGGCGAGTTCATCTTGTACTTCACTCAAGCTGAGTTCATCACCTCCACAATCGATAAGGGCGATGTGCTGAGTACCAGAGATACCCTCAACTTCACCAAGCTTACCTTCGGCAGCTCTTAGAAGTGCTTGAGAGATTTTCACTCTTTCTTCTCTTGCTTCTTTCTTGGTAAGAACACTAGTTTCTTGCTTGAAGCTTGCGTATGCTTCTGGGGCAAAGAGGAAACCAGGGCGATATTCGCTGGCACCCATGCCTTGCTCGATAGCATAAACAAAGTCCTGAGCTCTTGCTTTAGAAGATAACTTATAAGCAGAGAAGTCAGCAGCTTCAGAAAGTGAACTGATTCTAACTACGTTAGTATCTCTCTGTCCGTATCTGTTAAGACCGGGAACAACAGGAGAAGGGATGCCGTTCTTAGAAGTAATTTTTACTTTAAGGATATAATCGTGACGATAGAATCCATTAGCAATAGAACTATCTAGGAACACCGTAGTAGAACTAGAAGTGAATGTAGGAGCAGAAGTTACAACGAAAGCAGAATCGTTGGTTACACTTGCAACCTCGAATCTGTAACCATTAATAACAACATAAGATCCATTATAAAGGCTCTCAGTAAATTTGGTTGTCACTGAACTGTAGCTTGCGCCAGCAGCAATAGTGTCACCAGCTACGTTACTAACAATAGCCTGAGTGTTAGAGGAAACAGTAACAACTTCATATGTAGCGGATCCAATAAGGAGTCTATATCCGGGGGCAATAGATGAAAGGAAATCCGTGCCTGAACCTAATAAAGCTCCGCTTGCTAAGAGCTCAACTGTGCCGCTCTGAGCTAAAGTTGATCCTTGGATAGTTGTGTTAGAAGCCGTCGTTGCAACACTACCTGTAAGTGCTTTTCCGTCATTTGTAGGACGAAGAGCAGGCTTACCTGCATTAGCAGTAGATGTGGAGATTCCGACGCCGTTGTTAGGTGCAAAGTTACCAGCTCCTAAACCAGAGTAGTCAACAGTAACTGCATCTACATCATAGTAAGGATCGAGTTCTTTCTCTGCAAGAACTTCTTTGAGCGACTTAACGATGTCTGCTGTAAGCTCGTCTGGAGTAGCGCCATTAGCAATAATGACTCTGTTCTCTCCTGCGATGTTTACATAGAAGACTTGGACGCTGTCAGGAACATATCCAGTTCTTGTAACATTACCGCCTACAGAAGTGATCGTTCCATTAGGAACCTCGGTTAGGCCTCCTCCAGCTGCTCCTGCAGTGAAAGCGGTAGTGCCAGCATCCCACTGATAATAAGCGGCGAATCCATCGGACCATTTGATATGGTCGTCTTTTCCGACTCTTTCGTCAGTAGTAACGGCTACAATCTTGTTATCTGGAATGTTGCTGTCAGCAGCGTAGATCTCTTGATCAAGCAAGAAGTCTTCGATTGCTTTAAATACGTCTGCTTGAACAGCAGGGTCATATGCAAGTCTACGAACTCTTACTTCTAAGTCGTAATTAGACGTGAAAGTGAGAGCAGCACTCGAACCATTATCGAGGATAAAAGTATCGCCAGATACACTTAAAACAGTGTATGTAGTGCTATAGAAAATATTTCCAGTAGGAAGCTCACCGGCAGAACTATAAGCAGCTTGGCCAGGATTGATTCCTTCAAAAACAACTTTATCACCAGCAGCAAGAGCATCGGCTCCAATGCTAAGCTTAGCGATCTCTCCTAAGCCCATTGTAACAACGCCAGTTGAAGCGGTGAACGAGCCAGCAGAAGCGGTCTTTCCAGTTACAGATGTTTCTTCTAAGAAATTACCAATGGCAGAGCCAGAGATAGGAAGAATTGGTTCTTGTGATGATACGTCTCTAGCAACGCATCTAAAATCAAGCTCTTTGATCGGAACATAGCGACTAATAGTTCCTGCATCTGTTGGAGTTGAGTATGCGGTATCAGAAATCTGATAACCTTTGAAGCTTTGGATGGTCGGGATTACGCGAACGTCTTTAGAGTAAATTCTGAAGGTAGCTTGTTTTGCTTCTTCGTCTGTTTGCTCGATTCTATAGAACGTCTTGAAGTCAGGATCATCTTGTGAAAGATAACCTACGATATCAAACGCGTTATCATTTGCATCAAGAGCAGTAGTTGTAATAACTCTGATCTCTAAGCCATCGGAATCGTTGATACCCAGAGACTTATCTCCGAAGTAACGATCGCCAATTTTTAATGAAAATAAGTTCCAACCAGCTGCCTTAGTCATAACGACCTTGGACTCTGGAGTAGGAGTTACGCGAGTGTAATATAGAATTCCATTAACGCCAACATTCTCAAAGAATGCTTTCACGGAATCATATGAAGCGATAGATTTTAAGTTGTTAGAAGAGGTGGGGACTCCACCAGCTTTTTGAACCCAATCTTCTAGAGAACCAACTTGTGTTGGTAGGTACGGGGGGAGAGATGAATACTCGTCCAGGGGATTCCCATCATATGGATCTACGGGTGTAGAGCCAAAGATGTAGCCAATGGCATGAGATGCCAAGGGCTGAGGTAATCCGCCAGTCGCAGACTGAGTAACAAACACTCCGGGGCGCTGTAGAGCGCCTACATTGATGTTTACAGGATTAGCCATAAATTAAATCTTTACAAAGTAAGAGGCCTTTCAGATACCCTTTAAACAAATGGCCATTTATAAGCTTTAATCTTCTGGATCGTTTTTGTACAATTCAAACAAGTTATTCATTAACCAATCTGGGCAGCTTTCACTACCACATTTTTGAAACTCTAAGATTTTAAGAGATTTACGCATTATCCTATTAAAGTCAGAGTCTGTAACGTGGTGAGAACACACTTTAACAAACCCCTTTAGCTCGGGGTCATTCTTGTGTACTACGATCGAGCACAAGATTAATATGAGTCTCAGTCTTAATTCGTCTGTCATTTAGATTGCGATTTATTTGCTTCGGATATTGCATCCTGGTGGACTTGAATCATTGCCATAATTTTAGTCATGGGTTGAGACTCAAAAAAATTCATCGCAACAAAAGAATTATTTTGTAAAGCGTAACATACCTCTAACCATTTGAGTTTAGGCATAAAATTGCAAAATATCTCTTTCACTACAATTTCAAAAACTTCTCTTATAACCTTTGGTGTTAATTGGCCTATCTTTATAGTCGATAAGTTTATCTCCTCTAGTATATCTATAACGTCACTTATTGATAATTCCTTGCTCTCTTCAAAAAACCTCTCAAAAAATTCTAAGTCTCCTCCTGTGATATCTCTAAAATATAAAGCATTGCTATTCTTATCAACTATAGAGATAGTATAGTTATGCCTTCTTATCGTAGAGTATTTCTCACTCATCAGATCCTAATAAGCTACCAAGGGCCTCGCCAATCTTTTTTAGTTGTCTTGCAGTTAATTTTTTAGCATCTCTCATAGACAACTTTTTGCCCCCAGCTTCGGGAGCATGAAGGATGCAGATTGTCTGAAGTGTTGCTTCGATCTCTCCTAGTTTCTTGTCGTCATTGATCTCCGAGATATAGATAAGATCTTCGGCACACGGTTCTTTAAGATACAGAAACTTCCCCTCGCTGATTTCTACAGGGACAACTTCGGGTTCGCCAAAATCAAATGCGCTTATGGTCTCTAAAGTGCCGCTTTCTTCTGCCCCAGGCCGAGACATTTTGCTGGTAGCCATGATTTAATTGAGTTATACGTTCTTTTCTTTAAACTCTAATTTTGATTTTTTGTTTAAAGACATCTTAGATAGAAATAAAAATGGCTATTAATTCTTCAAATGCGCCATATGAGTCTTGGAAAACCCTAAGACAAAACTCTGACTACAGGGCCAGAACAACTCAGAACATGGCGTATGTTAGAGAGGCCCTATCTCAGGACAAATATTTAAAGTCCTCTAATAGAGTTAATCCAGGACTTTCTAGAAATACCAGAGCTTCTATGGCTAATAATTCTGAACAAAATCCTCACGTCTACGGATCAGAAGATATGTGGGGCTGGCAAGATTGGGCTGATAAGAGAACTAAGAAAGCATCTACATTGGCCCCCGGCCTTGTAGAAGTTAATTCTAGTGCGGATGGCCCAGGAACACAATATCCAGGCCCTTCTAGGGTAAATGGCTGGGCAGGCTGTTCTACTTGTAGGAGGCGAAGGATATGACAGTAAGAAAGCCTAGGAAGCCAGCGGCAGCTAAAGCTGTAGAACCTACTCAAGAAGAGAAGTACAAAATCCCTCAAGAAGAGTTAGAAAACTTTCTTACGGACACGGAGCCATCTGAAAAACCTCCTGTACAAAAAAAGAAAGCAAGGCCTCCTAAGACAGGTAAGATCTTCTTAGGACAAGAGGACATACGCCATTTTGAAGCCTATAAGAAGTTCTTAAAAGAAGAACAAGGTATTACAGATATTAGACACAAGCGTATTTAAATGATATAATAGGTAGAAGAATCTATTTTATGAAGCCTAAGATCAAAGAAGCTTACATGAAGACCGCTGAACTTTTTTCTGAAGTTTCTGAGTGTGATCGAATGAAAGTAGGCGCGATTGTAGTCAAAAACGGGAGCATCCTAGCTCATGGCTGGAACGGAACTCCTTCAGGTTTTCATACTAACTGTTGTGAAAAAGAAGACGGAGGCACTAATCCCTTCGTTTTACACGCCGAACAAAACGCCTTGATTAAGATGGCAAAGTCTTCTGAGTCTATTGATGGAGCCGAGTTATTCTGCACGCATAGTCCATGTCCTGACTGCTCAAAAATGATTGCTCAAGCGGGTGTTAAAAAAGTCTACTATCGTCATGAATACAGAATTACTGACGGCATTGATGTTTTAAAGCAACTTGGTGTAGAAATTGAAAAAATGTAATGTTTGAACATCCAGCATCACGAGAAAAAATTAAGAAGATATTCAAAAATATATCAGTACTAGAGAAAGAATTGGTCCCGGCATTTAAAAAAAGCCTTAGGGATAACGAGCCAATAGGGCTGTATATAGCAACAGAAGACCAGTCAGATATAACTTGGCTTTTTGGAGAGACTCATATTGCTCCTATGCTAGGAGGCGATGATACCTTAAAGAACGTTACAGAGAAGCTTCTGCCATCTGAAATAGATAAAAGAGAAGGCATAGTTTTTGCCATACTAAAAAAAGTCGGGCCGATTTACGCGATCCGACTAGAAAAAGCAGTATTAGAAGAAGTATTTTTAAGCGATTGATTCTTCATTCAGAATCGCAATCGCGGCTTTAAAGGCTACAAAAGCGGGTTCGTCGTTTACTTCGGCTGTTATACCAGCCACGAGTGTTTTCAATTCTGCTACTGTTATTGACGGGGTAGTAGTTCTAAGCAGTTGCCCGTCTCCGTTT